GTCGGGCATGGCGGCTCTTGCGAAACCACTCTTGCGTTGGCGGCTTTTTGCCGTGAAAGATGCCCTTGACGTCTTTGAAGGTGAGGTGGGACTTGTCTTTCGTTATCCCGATTCTCATGAAGCCAGCCGCCCTGTCGAGCGGAACCTGCCGCTCCATTTCGCTCAGGCTTTCGATGTACCGCACAGGGCAGAGTTGGCAAGTGGCTCGGTTGAAGCGAGAAGCTAAGCCCGCACCGCGATAACGCGGATCAAGTACCAGCCGAGACTGAGTCCAGACGTTCTTGTTGAGCCACCGGGCTCTCGCTCGCGGAGATGCCTTGGCAAGCTCTGGAAAAGCGCGATTGCGCGTGGAGCTGCCAAGGGCCGCTGTCGTATAGACGGCAATACCGATGGGCTCAGCCTCATGCCAAAGCAGGAAGATTTTGTGAACGAATCCTATCTTGTGTCCCCGGTAATGCCACCCAGCGAAATACGGCCAATCGGTGCGGGTGCCTTGCGAGATCCAGAGCTGATCCAAAAAACTGATCGTCTTGCGAAAGGGTCCGTCCTTGCGGACCACCTCCACTTTTCCGCCGCCCAATGGGCGGACAATCCAGTCGGGTTGCAGGTCGCCAATGATGTCTTCGTGTGTGGTGGCGACCAGAAAGATGGTTCCCCGAGCAGCCGACGTCTTGCGGGCCGACAAAGACAAGACCTTTGCTGTGATCCGATCCAACTTGGCGCACCATTCATCTGCTACCACTATTTGCGCGCCCGAGGCGAGGCAAGAGGCGATGGCGAACCGATACCGCTGGCCATCAGACAACTCTCGTGGCGAGCGGAGCATCAAAAACGCCTCACCGAGTCCGCTTTGACCGAGCAATGCGGCGGACTGTTGTGGATTCTCGGACAGAATGTCGACCAGTGACCTGTTGTCCTCGGCCGTTGAAAGCAGATGGTCATCGAGGTCTGCCGCCGAATACCCGCCGCCCACGAGCTGTCGCATTGCCTCACGCAGGAGTGAGGATTTGCCGCCTCCGCTGCTGCCAACAAAGAGGACGATCTGTCCAGGCTCGACATCTAGCTCAACGTGGCGGGCGATAATGTTCTTGCCAGTTTCAAAGCCAATTCCGAAACTGCTTTGCACGTAGGAAGTGCCCGTGGTTGGCTGCTTTGCCGCGAACAGATAGGAAATACTGAGATCCAGCTTCATTCATTGATCCTTACAAAACAGTCGAGCTGGTGCTTCTGAATCACGGCGTCTATATCCGCCTTGGCGCGAGCATATTGCTCGCGGCTCATCGACAGAATGATTTCGACATTCGGCATTGCGGCTCCGTCTACCGGCACCGGCACAGGATCGCGAACAAGCACTGAGGCGGGGTCGTCTGCATCTGGCAGCGATAGCTCGTCCGGCAAAAAGCCGGGCGGCAATTGGTCCCATTCCACCGACGACAACAGCATATTCATGGTCTTCTCGTCGAACTCGGACAAGTCTCCGAGTCGATTGTCGGCCAGTGAATAGCCCGTGGCGGCGGCATCATCGTCTTTGACGATCAGAGCCGCGACTTGCGTCCAGCCGAGCCTGATAGCAGCCATGTAGATGCCATTGCCAGCTTCAATGTGTCGCGTTTCCTCGTTGACCACGATTGGTCGGCGTTGCCCGTAGGATTTCAGGCTGCGCATGAGTTCAGCTATCTGTTTTTCGTCGTGTTTTCGGGCATTGAGTGGATCAAGATGGACGCTGCGGACTGGGACAAGCAAAGCCCGCAAGGCTTCTGGAACATTAGGAGTCGCCGCTGCACTCGCTCTGTTTTGCGTCATGTCGTCATTTCACTGCCGCTCGCGGTGAATAGCAAGTGGTTTGTGGGGCCGTTCGGGTTCGCATTGGTACGTTTGGAAATGAAAGCAGCATGGAGATTGTTATTCTGTTGAGTGACTGGTCATAACGCTGGTATCCTTGGATTGCGACAGGGGTGTACTTGTGTCTGCGCTGAAGATGGCCGACAGTTCGCCTATCTCAACTGGTGGCGGCAGCGATAGTGCGTTGCCATCGAGAAGAGTGCGCGCAAACGGCAAGAGGCTCACGGCCGACGATCGCGAGTCGCTGGTTCGAGTGGCCCTGGCCGCTGTGCCGCTGATGACCGCTTATCAAGCGGCATCGCACTTGATGGATGTGTCAGTCAATTACGGCGAGCCGCGTGGCGTTAAAATCACGCGCCGATCAGCGATGCACTTGCTGCAACAGGCGAGGTCCAGGCTGCGAGCCGAGATCGGCGACATGGAACCGGATTTCAGGCAGCACACGATATGGAAGGCGCGAGAGCTGTATCGCGAGGTGCTTAAATCGGCCCGTAGCAACGCGGCAACGGCGTACCGATATTACCGGGTGCTCGCGGACCTGATTAGGGTGGATGTGTCAATTGGTGGCTCATCGCCCCCGGTCGAGAGCAAAGAGAATGAGACGAGGCAGATTGTTTTCAGGGTGGCTACTATTGACGGCGCTTGCGGCCAATCTGACGGCAAATGAGCCGCCAGATTCCCTGTCGCGGAATGGCGTGCTGGATGTGGCTGTGACCCAACCGCAGGCCGATTTTTTGTCCTCGCAAGCGGACAACCTTCTATTCTGCGCGGGTGTCGGCGCCGGAAAAACGAGGGCGGGCAGTATGTGGGCGGCTCGCGAAGCCCTGACGGATGATGGCGTCGGTTTTGTCGGAGCCAACACCTACAAACAGCTCGTCCGTGTGACACTTAAAGCGTTCCTCGGCACGCTCGACGATTGGCGTATCCCGTACATTTTCGGGAGGCGACCCCCTGCGACCTGGGGTCGATCCGCGTTCGAGAAGCACGACATGATCTGTTCGTTGCGGGCCTGCGGAAAGCTGCGCCAGGTCGTGTGCAGCCAGTTGGGCAGCTATGACTATTTGCGGGGCATCGAGATTCGATGGTTTTGGATCGACGAAACCCGCGACACACCTCGCGATGCGTTCGATGTTCTGCTTGGACGCAAGCGAGGTGGGCCACGTGAGGCGAGGAGGCCGTGTGCGGTAACCACCACACCTGACGGCTTCAACTGGTTGTACGACGCCTTTGTGTCGCACGGCGACAAGGCCCTCAAAAACCGGCACGTAATCTACGCTAGCTCGCGGTCCAACCCGTGGTTGCCGCCCGGCTATGTCGAGGGCCTCTTGTCGAGCTATTCGCCTCGCCTTGCACAGCAGGAGATTGAGGGCAAGTTTGTCAGTCTGACGTCGGGCATGGCCTTTGCGGAGTTCAGCAGGGCCGACCACGTGCGGGCCGACATAGCCTACAATTCAGACCTCGACCTGATCCATACGCTCGATTTCAACGTCAACCCATTGTGCAGCGTGATTCTGCAAGAGCAGCCCAACGGCGAAGTCTGGGCCATCGACGAGATCCACGTCACCGGCAGTGCGCGCACTTGGGACGCCACAGACGCATTCCTCGACCGATACAAGGGCCATCGTGGAAATGTCAGGGTCTATGGAGATGCCAGCGGGCGGTCGGGCAAGACCAGTGCGCGGCAAACGGACTATGACATTATCGAGGATGCCTACCGTCCGGTGTTTTGTGATCGGCTGTCCATGCTTCCGACCACGTCTAACCCGAGCATGTACGAATCCGTGCAGGACGTAAACTGCCTCTTGCGGTCAGCGGACGGGCGAATGCGCCTGTATTTCTCACCGAAGTGCGAGTACACGATCCGCGACATGGAGCAGGTGACCTTTGTCCCCGGCACGCGGCAACTCGATAAGAGCGACCCGGAGCTGACGCATCATTCGGACGCGCTTCGTTACTACATCAGCGACAAGTTCCCGGCCCGCCGCGTGCAGGCTGGCGGAACCACCCCGGAAGGGTGGTAGGAGTTGAACATGGCAGACATGCGAACAAAAAACTGGACGACCACCGTGATCGGCGCAGACCTCGAAGCGGGGCAGGATCTCGACCGCAGCGGACCCATCGTGATTACGGTTGGCGAGCCGTTGCCGGTGGACACCGATGCCGCCGCTGGCGAGAAGGCCATGAACTTCTGGGAGGCCGCGTTCGACGGCGGGCCAGCGTACAAGAATGCCCTCGACTGCGACGGCGAGCCGGTGCTCATCCGGCACGAGCCGCTCGAAACGGACGAGGGCTTCAACCGCCGCAAGCGGCGAGCCGTCTACCGGAACTACTGCAAGACGATCGTTAAGCGGTTCAACTCGTTTGTCTTCCGCGTGCCGGTCGAGCGCGATGGCGGAAACGAAGCGTGGTCTGAGTGGTGCAACGACGCCGACGACCGAGGGACGCCGTTCACCCATTTCATGCGCGCGGCCATGAAAAAGGCCCAGGTCTTCGGTCGCTATTATCTCGTCGTGGATTCGACCAAGTCCAT